TCCTGGATATTCTTTTTCAAACTCTTCTTTGCTCATGCCTTCTTCAACATCCTGCATTTGCTTTTTATTACCATCTTCATCGAGCTTCTCTTCATCTTCGTCGATTGACTCGTTTTTATCGCCTTTCACAGGATATGTTTTACCATCTACTGTGAAGTCATTCTTGCCTGCTTTGATTGCTTTGTCTCTCTCACCTGAGAATTCGTTGCCTTCTTCTACGGATTCTAAAACACCACTTTCTAACTCATCCGCAACATCATATAATTCGTCTGCCATTATCCTACATGTAGCATCGTCGCAATTGCTTATCATGACATCTAGGTCTTCATATTTTTCAAACATCTTACCAAATGTAGGTGCATTATCGTCTAAGTACTCAAGTGCCGCATCATCATATTTTCCTACAAATTCATAAACTGAATCATATGCATGTTTAATTGCGTCTCCGACTGATGCTTCATTTATTGGATTCTCGGACATGATCTTATTAGCAATGTCCTGCGGAGTACCTAGTGCTTCTTCAATTTCTTGTGCTGGTAAACCGGCTAGTTCTGCTAAACGTGCCATTACACCTTGTCTGGCTGCGTCTTTGAGTGTGCCTGAGTTTTCAGTAGCTTTTACTTTAGCGTTGCCTAATTGTTTTGCAGTGGCTAAATCAATACCTTTTTCTCTTTTAGATGAAGCAGTTTCCATATCTTGTTCATGCCCATCTTCTTGACCTACTTTATCCATATAGCTATCGATTGTTTTATTTGAAATTTCAGCTATTTCATCTTCTTTCATATCGTTTTTGCCTTTGCCATCAACTGCATAGTCAGGTACCATCTTGCCATCTGGACCTTTGACCATTGTTTTACTGGCTTCGTGCATTCCATCTTTGTCATGCTTCTCATCATACTCAATGTCTTTGGTTACGTCTTTGCCATCTCTACCAGCATGATGATAACGATCATACTTTGCATCACGCTTTACTTCACGTCCGGCCTTTTCTGCACGATCATCTCTTTCAACATCAGACTCTTTTTCAAACATCTTGTTGTCTTTTTTCTTCTCTGGCAACCCGTCTGGACTTTGTTTGTCGCTAAATGGTGTATAGTTTTTTTGCTTGTTCATTTTACTTGCATCAGCGGCCGCCATGTCGTCAAACATCTTGTCCTTCTTAGCATCTTTTGATAGACCGTCTTCGTAGTCTTTGTCACCTTTGCCAAATGGCTTGTAGTCAGCATCTTTGTTAAACTTTGTTTTTTTCATAAGGTCCTCTAGACCTTTTTTCATAAGAGCGTTACTATCCTCTTTGACTATTTCAGGTGCATTTGCTACCTTGTTTAGTTTGGCTAGTGTGTCGTATATAGTGTCCATTAGTAGTTCCTTTTTCCTTTAACATTTTTACCCGGAGGTCCGTCTTTGCGATTCTCCGGAGCCGAACTACCGTTGGCAGCTTTTACGACCGGAATCTTGTTAGTACCCATAATAGGACTGTCTACACTATTAGGAGTATCTGTTGTAAATTTTGCTGGAGGTGTCTTTCCACCTGCTATTGTAAAATCACTTGAGTATTCGTTGCCTACTACTTCTCTTTTGTAAGGATCAGCGGCATAGTATGCACTTGCTTTTTTGCTTTCTGAATTTTCTGGTTCTTCACCTTCTTCAGTCCCTAGTACTGGGTTAGGTTGTTCTTCGTATGCCTTACGTTCTTCAGCAGTGCTATCAGCATATGCTTGTGTTTGTATAATAATGTGATTTGGATTCATTCCTAACAGTTCAGCAATCTGTGTAATTTGCGGAGGAGTTGCTGGATAATTGAACGTGACATCCATTATCGTACAACTTTCGTTTTTAACGTCAGGAAAGTCAGGTAGTACGTTTTGTATTGGAGTTCTCTTAGGCTCTGACATCTTTACGACATCAAACTGCTGAAGTTTTTCTTCCAATGCATTAATTAGTTCTGCATCAACGTCGCCGACTATCTTGATTCTATAATCAAATGTTTGACGAGTTTCAACCAGGTATTGTGCAAATGATTTCATCTTATGTTCCTTCTATGCAGTATTTAGCAGACTAGAGCTCATTTCTCTTCTTTGTCTTTGTTTAATAACCTATCTAAAAGTGCGTTTCTATCTAATACAACGCCGGTTCCGTCGACAGTTTCTTCTTTGTTAACGCTTGCCTTCTGATCAAGGTTTGCTTTTTTAAGTTGTAGATCTACCATCTTAAGTTTCTTGTTTAGTTTTGCAGTTTTAGCAGTAATAGCATGTCCTAGCATTGTGCTTGCTACTCCAAATATATCACTTGCCCATCTGCTATCAACATTCATACCCAAGTCCATCATGTCATCAAAACCTTTTGTGGCTTTGTCAGCAAGATCATCCATTTCGGTATCGCTTGCTTCAAGTCCTCTTACTTGTGGCAATGCGGCTTGTACCTTATCAAGCTCGCTGAGTGTGTTTTGCATGATTGGATTGTTTTCTGGAGTTGGTTCAGGAACATTGTCTGGCAATACTTCTTCAGATAGCCCTTCATCAGTTGGCAAATCAAACAGTTCTTCTAGTTTCTTGGTCATGTGCTTCCTTCAAACATTTAGGACATATGCAATCTTGTAACTTTTGATTCCATTCTACAACTGGCTCTAACATACACCAACAGGTGAAATCACTATCACAGGTAAATCTAATGTTACATAGTTCGCAAGTTTTCATTGTACTTATTTACGCTTACGCCCTTGATGAAATATATCTTCTTCCGTTACAACCCTAAATGTAAGTCCGTTACGTTTGCACCACTTTTGTGCGGCATCCCATTTTGCATAGTTAACTGCAACAATCATTTTGTCTCTGTTACTGGCTTTGCTTTCGAGTATGCTTTGTTTTTTTGGTTTGATTTCTATAAGTTCTGTAACAACTTGATTGTTTTTGTTTCTATACTGTATTAGAAAATCAGGAATATATCTTGTTGGTTTGCCGGTCATTGGATTTCTGTAAGGTATTGCTAGTGACTCGCTTGACCATGTTATTATATGATCGTTACTGTCGCAGAATCGCATAAATGCCAATTCCCAACCGCTACGAAACTTAGGAGCGCCTTTGCCGGCATACTTGCTTTGGTTCATTACTGTATATGTGCCTTGTTGAAATTTGGACATTACTCACCTATATGAGTATGTTACGTGCAACATATTGGTTTGGAGTAGCAGTATTTGTTATACCAAGAAGTGTTGTGTTACTACGTTGGTTATTGAGATAGTACGCTAAGGTTGCAGTAATTTGTACCTGATTTTGACTACTCAATTCATTCAAAAGTGTTTCGACTGGTGTTCCACTGTCTTCACTTATTTTAAAAACACTTAAAGTAAAGTTTTCAGCGGCCGTTTTGTCTGCAAAAATACTTGTAAAAAAACTTAATACAGTATCATATACATTAGAGTCTATAACTAACTCTCTGCCATAAAAGTCTTCAAATACTCTTACTGTTGTATCAGTTTTTGCATTAGTATAATTTACTGTGCCCATATCTATTTTCCTGTTTGATCTGGTATCGTAACTGGTTTGGTTAAGTTGGTTGGTACTGCACCCTCAACTACTGTCGTTAACGGTTTAAGGGTTGAAGGTTGTTTGTTTCCGACTGCTTGATTATTAGGCGCAGGAGCTTTAGGAAATAATACGCCACGTGCGGCCCCTGGTAAATCTTGTTTAATTTGCGATCTTGCAATATTTTCTGATTCTGTTTTTAAAATAGCCTTTAGGTCTCTTCCTTTAAATGTTTCGTATGCAGTGCCACCTTTCTGTATTGCTCCAACTACACCAGCAAGGTTGCCTGCACTAAGATCAGTTATAATACCACCAGCGGCATCAATTAGACCGCCTTGTCCAAATATTGTACCAGCACTTCCAGGGCGTGATAACGGAGAACGAACATTGTCATAATTCCCAGGATTGCCAAAACTTGGAATCACACCATCAGGGTAACTACCAGTAAGAGCGCCGTGATAGTATTTCACAGTTTCATAATCAAAGGTGAAAGTGTTTTGCATTATACCAGCACCTTCGTAATAATTGTACGTATCATGTTCAAAAGCAGTAATTATCGGATTAATCAGTGTGTATGCCGCATATTTGTGATCATTGAAACCAAATATTGTTATATCACGAAAAAATGCAGGCTTTCCTTGTCGAGCTCCGTCCATATAACTTTCGCCGATATAACCCCAGTCATTTATTTCTCTGTCTTGTGTGTAGATATCTCGAAAACCATAAGGATAAGCAGCTCCTGGATCAACACCTTGTGCATTGGGTCCAAGACTTCCATTGGTTACTGCGGCATCATAATATTTTTGACTTGCATCTTTATAGTAATATGAATAATAATTATACCAAAGTGTTCTACTAAGGTCACTAGCATCATCATGCATTACACATGTGATAGGATCGTACTCGATTTGTGTTTGTACTTTACGTTTTCTATTGTATTGGTTCATCGTGTCAACACCAAAGCGATACTTAGGCAGTGTTACTTCTTTAACCAGTAGGTTTAAATTTTGTAAGTCGTCTACTTGAAAAACGTTTGCAAGTTGTGGTATCTGTTGATAGTTTAAATTGAATACAACATGAAATAGAAATTTTTTGCGTGGCGAAAGAGCCGAATTATTACTTCGAAAAGTTTTACTCGCATGAGTATAATCTTTTAAAAAATCGTTACCAAAGAATCCTTTGAGAAAGTCTTCACCGAAAGCCATAAGTTACTCCTTAAACTTAATTAGCCAGTTACGACGTCACCCAGTGTTCTTCCTACTGTTGCTCCGATTCCTGTTCCAAGTGGTGTCTGTACTGCGTTGTCATAACGTATTGATGTTTCAATAGTTACAGGATCGTTTGAACCGTAATCTAAATCACCATAGTTAGCATTTACTAAAAAGCAACCATATAATTCCCAAGTTTCAAGTACGTTTGGTGTGCTTGTTCCGTTACCACCATCTAATACTTCACAACGTGTAGTAAATTTGTAATCAATACCTGAACTTGCACTTGCTTGTTCTAGTGTATCCATTTGCTTTTGTATTTGCTCACCAATTAGTCTACTTACGTTTCCGCCAGCGTCATCTCTAAATGTTGCTGATACAGCGTCCCATGTTTGACGTCCAGCAAGATAAATTCTACTGTTGTAGATTGGTACTTCAATTTCTTCAAAGTTTATAGTAGGTCTAGTAAAAGTCATTACCTGTTTGGTAAGTTCTGTTCTAGGTGTAGACACGCCAAGATTTTCAAATACCACCCGGTAGCGATATTTTAGTTTTGGCATTAACAGTCCTTGAGTTGGACTTGATTGGTCTGATGCCAAAGGAACTGTCATTCTTGTTAGCGATGATACGGCCATTTTCTAATTCTCCTTATTACAAATATTATTTATCTAAATTTCGCCACAAAAAAATGAGGCCTAAACCTCATTTTAAATTTGTTTTGTAGGTTTTAACTACCGTATGAAATGGTTCCTGAACTTGCTACGTTACCAGCACTTATTTCACCTGTGTTTTTAATTCTAACCGGTATGTAGATGAATTCAATTGCTTTTACCGGCTCAATTGCAACATCAACATATAGTTCGTTGGCATCAATTCTTGTTGGTGTGTTGTTTGATTCGTCACATACCACCAGGTAGTCATATATACCACGCTTTGCTACTAGATCAATCATCAAGCTCTCGATAGCATTCTTAATCTCATCGCGTGTTGTAGTATCATTTGGCTCAAATACAAAGTTCTTACCAATCGTTTCTAGTCTTCCTCTAATAAATGCTACAAGTCTTGAAACGTTTATTCTATCTAAAGATGTTCCACTAAATGTAGTTTTGTTTCCATAGTTTAAGATACCTGACCCAGGAATAAACGTAATTGGGTTTATGCTATTAGAATAAAGTGTATCTCTTAAACCTTGTCTCACAGCAGTTTGCGTAAACTCTCCTGTTTGTGCATTTACATAGCCTAATTGACTTGCATTGTCAACAGTACCACGTCTAGTACCTGCTGGTGCTAACCAAGGAAACGCTACATCATCTGAACGCACAACTGTTCTAAGCATCATGTGTGTTGATGGTGCAACTACTGTTGTTCCTGATAAGTCAGTTGTTTGACAACTTGGATAAAACACACCAAAGTATGGATCAGCAGTTGTTAAGCCATCGCCATTAGCATTGGTTGCCCAATTTGTAATGTCTGTACCTGTGTCTGCTAAACGCATTGGAGCATCACTTAAAATGAATCCTGTATTGTTACGCTCATTGTTAAGTGCAACTAAGTTACTTGCTAATTCTTCATAGTTAGGACAAGAAAGCAAGTTAAATATTTTTTGCTCTTCACGCAATTCTTGTGAACCATCTACTGCTGCTTTTAACGCTTTTACTACTATATTTCTTACTGCTTTTCTTCCAGCAAACATTGCTCCATTTGATTGTAATCCACTTGAAGTAACCCATGCATCTTTTACAGTAGGTAAGGCTCCATATGTTGCAAACGGAAAGTCAGCTGCATTAAAGTAATCAGCTTGGAAACTCTTTACGTTAAATCCACTACGTCTCATATTCCACACTAGCATTCCTTCAGGATAAAGTGAAGGATCTGCTTTGTCTAAATCAACATAGTCGCTTGTTAATAAACTTTTTATAGTAGGAATATCACCAGTAATAGGATCTGTTGTTCCGTTACCTGCCCAACGCATATCAGCAAATAGTATTCCATTCTGTGTTGTTTGATCTGAGTTATCTATTTCTACCCATTGATCAACCGAACTTACACTTTCCCATCTATATATGTCAGGATATTCGTCTAAGTTTGAGGTTGAAATCCATATATCACCATATACTAATGCACTGTCGTCGCTTTGCTTTGTTGGAGCACTCGCGGCTACTATTGGTCCATTTGGACTAGTAGTAGAAAGATCAAATCCTCTTATGTCTGAGGTAACATTTTGATAGCCTTTCCATGTGCCACCACTTTGAATCATAATATCACATTCGTCTGTTGCACTATAATACCAATTTGTTCCATCTGCTGGATCAATACTTGGAGCAGTTGAACTAGCAGTATATGCAGGTGTGTTACCAAAACCTAATGGTATCCAGTTACTAAGGATGATTCCACCAGCTGGGTTAGTTCTCACTTGTCCTGTAGTAACTCCTATTGTTATTCCTGCATCAGCAACTGGCGTTCCACTTGTATCTACTAGTAAAATTACGCCACCCTCTGTATGTTCAATTTGTACTGCACCAGTTGATAAAACTCTTGCAGTTGTATTTGCTACGTTGGCCGCAGTAAATGCAGTAACAAAATCAGTTGCTGTTGTTCCTTTTACAGTTGCAGTTACTGCGGCAGTAAGTGTAGTAGTATTTTTTGCACTAGCCTGTATTGTAAAAGTTTCTTCAGCGACAAAAGTTGGTGTTGTTAAGGTACCAGTTACTAAAGTTGCACCAGTTACATATCTTTGATAAAATTTAGAGACATATGTATCAGCACGCAAACAATTGTATTCAACATACAATGATCCAACCGGAATGTTTGTTCCACCACCTGCAGGGTCATATGTTTTATTCGCAGCTTGATCGCTAAAATGAACTGGTGTACTTAATGTCGTAAAAGTATCAGTTGCGGCTGAATACTGCTTCACAACAAGATTTACACCTGTGTTCACATTGTTTAATTTATACCAAACACTTCCTGTTGGATGAGGCTCTGTTCCAGTAGCGGCCCAACTTGGATTATTATAGTTAAATCCAAAGTGTATAACAGGTGCATAGTAAGGCTTGTCGCCGCTTACAGTAATACCTAAATCAGCAAGTACTGTTCCAGTTCCTGCGTCTACCATTAATATACCATTACCACTATCAGTTGATCCGTCATTAGTTCCATTTGAATCAACAAATATCTGCAGTTTTCCATTTGCTACTGTTGCACTTATACCAGATATTGATGCACTATTGATATCTGAAGCGGCAGTTGTAATTGTTGTACCAGTCATTGCAACAGTGACATCGTTTAATATCATTGTATTTCCAACAGTAAGAGTTGGATTAGTAGCAGTTCCAATAATTGTTGGCCATGAGTTCTTCCATGCATCGCTTCCAACAAGCACCCAACTATTTGCTGTCACTGCTGGATCACTCGAAACATTACCTGGTGACTTATAATACACAGGATTGTTTGTATTTGTTGTATTCACTGCATAGTCGCCAATACTACCTATACTTGCTAGTGGTATTCCACTTGAAACGCCACCAACTAAGTCAGACACATTTGTAATAACTGTAGGCACTTTGTTAGTAAATGTTTCTGTAGTTGCACTCCATTCAAATGCACCAAATGCTGATACACCTGTGTCGAACCAGTATACACCATCTGCAGGATCACCTGTTGGTCTTACTAGTGTTGCAGTAAGTTGGCTTAGATCAACATCTGCTCTTTGTACGTATGCTCTGTTGCTTACGCCCAATGTACTGTAGGCTGCAAGTAATCCATATTCATTAAGTTCGTATCCGTTAATGCTTGTTCCTGCAGATGTACTATAGAAGAACGGTGTTCCAAATGTGTTTGCTAAATCTCTTTGTGATGTTATTAAGTAACATTTATTTGCATTTGCTGCCGTTGTTCCTGCGGCTACTCCGACTCCTGTACCGCTTACTTTATTTTGAGCAGTTGCTATCAAAATGTAAGGTACTGAATTTGTTGCGGCCGGAAGATAATTACTTTCGTCTATTATTGTAACTTCTACGCCTGGTGATGTTAGTGCCATTTTTTCACTTCCTTTAAAATATAATCTCTTAATGATATTTATAAGAATCTTCCAAATATTGCGATGTAGACTGCCCTTTGCAAAGGTTTGTGTAGATAAATATCCGTATGGATAGACCTATTTGCAGTGCTTGTAACCGCCGTCTGGTAGCAATAAATTATATTAAAAATGATAAATTACACTATCGAAGTAGATGTGACAGTTGTACACGCAAAAATAGACAAATCAAAGCTCCAGTTCCGCGTTGGCAACTAGAAGGTTATCAAAAAAAGAAACTATGCGATCGTTGTGGATTTGTTGCTAAAAGCGGAGCACAAATATTAGTATATCATGTTGATGGAAATTTAAAGAATAGCAATCTTGCGAATCTTAGAAGTATCTGTTTAAATTGCAGTGTGGAAATAGTAAGGCTTGACTTACCTTGGAAGGTCGGCGATCTTGTTGAGGACCAATGATTGTAAATCATTGAGGCTACTGTTATTATAAAGAATACAATCAAATCGACTGTTTACATCTATCCACTTGTATTCGCTTTCGTGAACATCAAAGCCACTCATTAAGTTACTTGTATCTGAGTTTGCATTATCTAATATTGCTCGCTGAAACCATTCAGGGTCCTTACCTCTTTTTACTTGCCAAACTTTCCCGCCAAGGTCACGTATCATGTTTTGTTCGTTGCGAAAACGCACATCAGGTACAACGTAGTTTCCAGGATTGTCTATCATTTGTTTCTTTAGAAGACTTACCCATACACCGTTGTCAAACCCATCACGCATACACTCTGTGCCAAATTCTTGCAATACTATTCTTGGTGTTATAGTCCTACCAGTCTCTTGTGTCCAAAAATCATCTGATTGTTCACGCCATGATCTGCTTTCGTCGGTATCACCTTCTAGCAATGATCTATCCCAACCAAAAATAGTTGCAACACCATCTTTGAGTTTGTCAGCAAAACTCACTTTAGTAAACCCTTGTTCTACTAATATGTCAGCAACAGTTCCTTTGCCGCTGCCTATAAGTCCGCAAATACCAACTATCATTTAAGTCCTGCTACCCTTAGGTGTTTAAGTGTTTGTTGTAGTAAATCAATTTGTCTTCTACAATCTTCTAGTGCATGGTGACTTGCACGTGGCTTAGGCAAGTCTGGATACAAACTATATACCGTACGTGCATCTCTTACATTCCAAAATTGCCACGGTATAGGTAATCCAAGTTGTTTGAATGCATTCTCAAGTATAACCATGTCAAATGTTGTACCATTAGCCCAAGTTAGTTTGCAATGGAAACACAACTTGCTCAGTTCCTCAAGTGCTTGCTTTAGTGGTATTCTACCTTCTTCACCAAATGCTTCATCCTGTGCTTCTTGTGGTTGTGTTGCCCACCATTCTACAGTTGAGTCATCTACTTCTCTGTCAGGTTGACTGTCTACATCAACTCTTGCATAGTAATCTTGTTTTTGGTAACCAATACTAAGTGGATCAAAGGTTTGGGCCGCTATTGTAAGAATACAAGCGTCAGGGCCAGTACCTACAGTTTCTATATCTATCATAATATCCATAGTATCATTATAGCACTAAATGAAACTATGTCAACCTATTTTCTTGTCTTGACTGTTTTCTTTGTGCCAACTGTGCCTTTAAGGCTTGTCTTTGGTGGCTTGTATGCTTTTTGAACTTTGCCTCCTGAACTAACACTGCCTTTACGCAGTTTGTTCAGCATGCCAAGCAATCTACTTGCTGGATTGACTCTTTTGGTCTTCTTTGCTTTTCTTGCGGCAACTTTGCTTTTTGTTTTGCGAGTCACTTTCATTTGTGCTCGCTTACGTTGATCGATAGGTGCATCACAGTCTTTGGCATTACCAACAACACGACCTCTTCTTGTACCGCTAGTACAACGCCATTTTGTTTTTAATTTATTTCCCGATCTACTGAACACCATTTCGTGCTCGTTGACAATCTCAGGTTTAGTAACAAACTCTTCGACACGCATTAGCCAATTACCCACATTAATGGTTGAGATCCGTCAACATAGAGTTTAAGTTCTTCAATTTTGGCATCCATGATAGCATTACCTTCTGCTTTCATCTGTGCACCGTTAAGTGCAGTTCCGCCTTGTGGTCCAGCAATTGTTGCGAACTTTTCTCTAGCTTCTCCAATAATCAGTTTACAGTTACCAACCATATAATCTCTTATCCATTGCATTGTAGAAAAGTCTGTGAGTAGTTGTACTTCTGGACGTAAGTTGTAGCACCAAAGTAGGACAGTCTCCCCTTCGCCTTTAATATCACGCATCAATGTCAATTGATTGGTTGCACTATTGTAATTATAATTTAAAAATCCGCCAAACATCTTAGCAGTAAGTTCTACATACTGTGAATAGAAATCGTATGTCGCAAGTCCGCCCATTTGATTTCCGTTTAGAAGATATGTGTTTAAGGCGGCAGCACTAAAAGGTTCAAATGCTTGTCCTTCTCCGCCGTTGCTAAAGCCAATTGTACGTCGAAAAACTTGTCTTACAGTTTTAATCTCTCTGGGCAAGGTATAGATGTTATTGCCATCGCCAAGAGTTAGAAAGTTATAGCTTTCTTCAAAAGCATTTTCTGCACGTTGTCTATAAGTACCAATTGTTCTTTGGTAAGCTGCCTCATAATGACTAGCATCAAGTTCAGTGTCAATTATGCCTTCGCCTAACTGCAACTTAACGTAGTCAAATGTTTCTTGCTTCTTAGTTTCTAATGTTTGATCAAGTGTTTGTTGTGCTTCTGCCATAATACCATCCTATGACAGTATTTATGTAAATTACCAAGCCTTGAGTATTACTACGTGTTCATTGCCGCGACCGTTATACTTTATTTCAGTTGCTTTAATCCCGGCGAACTGTTTTCTATTGTTAGGCTTGCCGCCTTTCATTAGTTCTTTAATTTGTTCTACAGGTTTACGCAGTGTTTTTTGTACACTTTTGTTTGGATCAAAACCAATTACACTGTTACTCTTTATGCTGTATGTTTTTATAGTTTCATCAGCAACTATATAGATCAACTTACGTGTTTTTGTATTATAAAGCCAGGCTTCTGTACCATGCACCATCTTCTCTGCACTAACACTCACAAGTCCCAGTTCTTCAAACTTCTTTAGATACTTAAACTTACGAACTAACTGTGCAGGTGTCTTTTGTTTTGCTACACGTGGCGCCCTGTCTGCTTTCTTAACCTGGACATAACTTGCACACTCAGCAACTGCACGTTCAAGAAACTTTTGCATTGCACGTATCTGTAGTTTGCCTAAGTAGCTATATCCTTCTTCAAGTTGTGCTATCATATCAAGTTCTTGTTCTGACATTTTAGCCTGTTCTTTTTTACTAGGCGGATTCATCAACTCATTTATCTCACTTAGTTGTGCCTTAAGTGGATCAGCAATAATATCTATTGTTTGTGGAGGACATCCTTCATCACGTAGCAATTTCATAAGACTGTACTTGTCAGGGTCCTTACAGTCGTTTGCCATAAACTGATCAACTAGTTCATGCACTGCACCTTCGATATCCATGGTCTTATCACGCATGTTTTCCTGTATAGTCTTACGTGCAACTGCTGGCTTTGTGTTATCCACTACTAACTTTGGTGCTGGCATAGTTCTTGCCATTGCTTCTTTGACACTCTTCTTCACATAATCTGTGGTTGGTTGTACATCGCCAACAGTGCCTGCTAGTGTTTGCCAGTGTGCATTGTGTTCAGGATGTATATCCGGCATTCCTTGTCTCAAACACCTTGCATAGATACTTGCATACACCATTCCGTTGTGTCCATGACGTTTCATAGTAGCAATATCGTCTTTGCTATACTGATTTTCTTTCATCCATGCAAGTAAATCAGGAAACAGTTCTATAGGTTTACGTTCTTGGTAATACCAATCAACTGAAACCATCTTGTGTTTATGATAGGCTTGTCCGCTCATTTGCAATGCCGTTGACCAATCAGGGTCTTGTGCTTTACTGCGTTGCTTTCTAATTACTGGCTTTTTCTTACGAGTGCCTGGCTTTAATAAGTTTTTGCCTTTTGCCATATTCCGCTCCTATATCTAACTGTTACAAAGAGTATAACATGTATATAGTGTGTGTCAACCAAAAAGTTGCAAGACTTTTGTTATTCTTTTCAAATAAAAAGGTTGACTTATACTCTAACTGTGTTATTATGTATATACAGTTAGAAAAAAAGGAACAGTATATGAAGAAGAAAATACAAATTACTGGAATAGTAAAAGAAGATAGTGTTAATGTAGAATATGAAACTGGCAAGCACGATAGTGTTAGTAGTGCAGAAGCAGAGTTACTTACTATGATGGACTATACTCAAGCAAGTGCTTCAGTTAATAATATCAAACTAGTAAAAACTATCTACAACTTTGTTGAGTGTTACAAGGATGAAATGGAGTTAAAATATGGATCATAAAAAAATAGAACTATACGAACGTCGTATAGACAACTGCTGGCAAGCCGCAGAATTTTGTGCTGATGGCACATGGGGTAGAGAATATTGGACTCAGAATGCAATGTATCTGCTACGTAGAATGAACTGTTTTTTAAACGGAGGAACTGAAAAATGAAATTTATGTTAGTCACAATGGTGTTGGCCAATCCAATGACTTATGCAGATAAGACAACATGTCTTACCGCAGTAGATGCACTTAAAAGTGTCGATATAGAAGCAGTGTGTATACCTGCTGGCATCGAACAACAAACTGCAAGTGATAAAATGATTGCAAACATGATGCAATTTATTACCAAATTAGAAACCATGAAGGCAAAACAATGAATGAATCATTATTAGGTTTGCAGTTTGATGTAAGCAAATACCATAAAGGCATCCAACTTGTACTTGATTATAAAAAGTACAATCTGAGCATTGTAAAGCACGAAGGAAGTTATGGTGGTAAGCAAGGCTTGTTTGAAATCATGGTAAGTGATAATAGTGGTCACGGTGTCGAACTTCCAGGAATAACCGCACAGGGCGATACTGTAAAAGGCTTTTTAACACTAGAAGATGTAAGTGGTATTTGTAAGAAGATGACAGTTATCACTGGCAACGATCCAGTTAAGGTCGCTATCTAAGTCCATAAATACAGTAAGAAGGAATACTGTATGCCTAGACTTAGTTTATATCGCCCTAATCGACAAAACGATTACAAATTTATTGACCGCACTGTTATGGAAATGTACCAGGTTGGCGGTGTTGATATGTTTATTCACAAATATCTCGGACCAACACCACATGGTGATGATAGCTCAAGTGTAAGCGGCGGTACACAAGATGCCACACAGCCTGCTTATTCCAGCGAGTCTCCACTGTTTATTGAAGATTTATTTCTATTAGAAAACAGAGATCGCAAGTATGACGATGATGTATACCAAATGCGTGGTGTATACAATGCACAAGACATAGATTTTGACCTAAGCCAATTTGGTTTGTTCCTAAACAACGATACACTTTTTATTACGTTTCACTATAACTTTATGATTGACACACTTGGTCGTAAACTTATGAGTGGTGATGTATTAGAGCTTCCAAACCTAAAAGATTACAATCCATTGGACAGTGGCATTGCACGTGCTATACCAAAATACTACGTAATACAAGATGCGGCTTTTGCCAGTGAAGGATTTTCACAAACTTGGTTACCGCACTTGTGGCGTGTAAAAGCAACACCACTTGTAAGTGCTCAAGAGTATTATGACATACTTAAAAAGCCGTTTGAAGAGAAAAACATTTGGGACAATGGAAACTACTATCCAAAAGGCAGTATAGTATTAAGTGGAGACACATACTACAAGGCTATAGATGATGTAGACCCTGGTGTTGAAATTACTGATACCACCAAGTGGGAAGAATTTACACCTCTAACGGAACAAGAAACCTTTGCTACTGTGGTTAAGGATAGAGAAATAAACGATGCTATTCTTACACAAGCAGAATATGAAGTACCTTATAGTGGTTATGATAGTGTAAAATTTTACATTGTACCAACCAACGAAGATGGAAAACCGGCAGATCCAAACAGTTATACCGTTGACAACACAGGAATAACAGTCGACACAACTAACGTTGATGTTGATGGGCAACCACAAAGTCCAAGAGCAAATGGTTACACACTAGGATATCTAACTGGCGATGGCATCGCCCCAAACGGTTTGCCGGTTACACCAGGCACAAGTTTCCCACAAGGCGCACAAGAAGGTGACTTTGCACTGAGATTAGACTATTACCCAAATAGACTTTTTCGCTACAGCGGCTCGCGATGGGTTAAGTACGAAGACGATGTGAGGACTAATTTGACACCAGGTGATAAAGAAAAAGCAGTTGCAAATTATGGTAACGTTGATTCACAGACACAACGTAGTAGTTTTGTAAACAATACTAATAAAACCAACACAGAAGATCGTGGCCAGATCGATGAGAGACAGCCGCTTAGTAAGATACTTAAACCGCAGGCTGATAATTAATGCAACAATTTTTTTATGATGAACAGATACGCAGATTCTTGTTGCAGTTTACTAGAGTATTCTCAAATTTTCAAGTAGAATACGGCAGAACAGAAGACAATTCACAAAAAGCATTGTATAGAGTGCCAGTACGTTATGGTGACGCCACAAGACAAGCACAAACAATTATACAACAAAACAGTGCAAACAGTTTGCCAGCAACACCACTGATGACATTTCATGTAACAAATTTAAATTATGCACGTGATAGAATACAAGAACCTTATTTTGTACAAAAGCAAAATGTTAGACAACGTTATTGGGATACCGAAAGCGAATCCTACGAAACCACACAAGGCAATGCATTTACAATTGAAAAAATGATGCCTGTTCCATTTGATTTAGAAGTTAACTTAGACATATGGACATCAAATACCAATCAAAAATTACAATTACTTGAGCAACTATTAACATTGTTCAACCCAAGTTTAGAAATACAAAGCACAGAAAACTTTATAGACTGGACCAGTTTAAGTGTTATGTACTTAGAACAGGTTACATGGAGTTCACGTTCTATACCTCAGGGAACAGACGATCCTATTGACATTGCTACACTAAGATTTGTAATGCCAATATATATTTCGCCGCCAGCAAAGGTTAAAAAACTTGGTGTGGTAGAAAAAATAGTTGCAAGTGTATTTGACGGAAACGGTGATATGGCAGAAGCTATTTTTGATAGTGATTTACTATTAGGCACTAGGCAATTGTTTACTCCTTTCAATTATCAAACCTTACTAATTGGCAACAAACTACAAGTTTTAGAAACCAAAGCTGTGGTTACAAACAATTCAGGTGTACAGGTTCCAACTGCACCTCCTAGTAACTTATTATGGCACACTGTAGTAGATTTATACGGAGCCCTACGCAACGGTATCAGTCAAATTAGACTAGACAATCCATATGATACAAGCATAATAGTTGGAACAGTCTCATATGATCCAACTGATGATAGATTTCTACTTTTTACAGTGGATGCTGATACTATTCCTGCTAACACACTTGATGCAGTCAATGCGATTGTTGATCCACAAGCAAAAGGCCCTGGCACTATAAACGGCTTACCCGCCTCTGCCGCTGGACAAAGATATTTGTTTATTAACGATACAGGTAGTGCTAGTACAGAAGATCCAGGATTTGCACAAGCATGGAGAGGCACTGACGGTTCAGCACTTGTAGCAAATACAAACGATATAGTAGAATATGATGGTACAAGGTGGAACATTGCATTTGATTCTAGCAATGAAAGCAATGTACAATATGTTAGCAATCTTACTACTAGTGTTCAATACAGATGGGCAGCAGGTGAATGGTTAAAGAGCTATGAAGGTTTATACACAGAAGGTAACTGGAGTCTAGTACTTTGATATCTGCAGTTGGAGTTTGGTTCTACAGTATCACCACAGATCGTTATTTGTATCTACTGAGAAATGATTCAAAAAATCCAGGATGTTGGGGCTTACCGGGTGGTAAGGTCGACTTTGGGGAAAATTTAAATGAAGCTCTGCAAAGAGAATGTCATGAAGAAATTGGACTATGGCCAGAAGTAATTAAATTAGTGCCTATTGAAAAATTTACAAGCATTGATAATCATTTTAGTTATCATACTTTTTTTTGTTTAGTTAATAATGAATTTGTACCAATTCTCAACAACGAACACTATGGTTATAGCTGGATAAAATCTGGCGTGTGGCCAAAGCCGTTACACCCGGGCTTATGGACAACAATCAACTTTCAAGAAATTTTGAAAAAAATAGAAACAATAAAAAAGTTTCAGATATCACAATACGAAATAAACTGAGCATATTTCCAAGTTACAAAATTTGGATTATCTTGCCAAACATCAGGTGGTGATGAATTATCAGTTACATGAATAAATTGTACATTTTTGTACATTGTTATTATTGCATTTAGTCCTTTGATGCGTTTTTCGTTTATTGACTGGTCTTGGTTTGTTGCGTCTACTCCGAGTAAAAATACTTCCCTATGGCCATCAAAACATGCTAGCCAGGCCGCTATCTCTATACTTGCTCCACGTTGTCCATAAGGAACCAAATAAAATTCGCCAGGAGTATCAATACAATTTCTTGCATTTGTATAGACTGATGATTTACGACTGTAGTCGGCTTCTTTAATTTCTAATAATTTTTCTGGATCAAACTCTACGTAGAAATCACACTGCATCTCTCTCCAACATCCTTCGGCACCATAACTCTGTAATCGTTTGCGTCCAAGATGCCATCCAGAATGTTGTTCAATTTTTGTTTCTAAATCTAGTTTTCCATTAAATTTTGTATTGTATCTACTTTGCCCGTGGCCAATCACTGCTGCTCGACCACTGATATGTTGGTTTTTAATTGGATTTTCTATCCATTCACGCTCTTGTAGTTTCTTACCCTCTTTAACAATATTTGAAACAATTACAAATTCGCCATCGTATTCTGTACGATATCTTTCGGACATTACATACGTCCTACAAGTATTTCTATAATTCCCGGACCTTGGTCAGTTTTGTTTTCTATTGCTTTGCCGATTGCACTTCCAGAAGGTGGATTGTGTAGATCTCTATGTGCTTCTGCATGTCCTGGTGTTGAACTGCTTACTAATATATCGCCTTTGTTGATAATTCCTACAACTTTACAAGGTACTCTTCCTAGTAGTGCAATACTTACACCATTTTCCAGACCACTGTTCATTAAATAGGCCGGATCAGTTGATACTACGCCAGCAATTGCTACACTTCGATGTCTTTTGGTTTGTGTAACTTCTTCAGTTCCGCCAAGCTCAACTACTGTACCTGCTTCATAATCTGCATCGGCAGTGTAACGTTCAGCCAAGTCAGCATATTTTGCACTGCTTGACAAACCTGTAATATTTGTACATGCTAAGGTTTCACTACTTGGATTAAAGGTAAGGGTACCACCATCATATTTTACAGCAGTCAAAGCACCACTTGTTGTAGCGGCATAATACAAATTGAAAGCAGTATTAGAACTGTTATCTTGTGACACAGTTGCACCTGCTGCCGCAAACGACAAGTTACCACTTGCGTCTGTTACTAATGCCTGCCCGCTTGAACCGTCAGCACTAGGCAATGTAAAAATTAAATTTGAAGCAACTGTACCTGGAGACTTGAATCCTACATAGTTAGAACTATCTGAGTCTCCAAGTCTTATTTCTGCTTGTGCGTTAAGTGTAAGGTTGCTTATACCAGTTTCTTTAAGCAATGCAAAGCCGCCAGCAGTACTACCATCATGTATTCTGAGTGTGTCTAGTGTGGTGTCAACACTAAGCTCACCAGCAGTACCAGTGAAGCTGTTGTTCTGTGTGGTTGTTCCACGTCTAAATTGTAGTACGGTTGGCATCTTATTCTCCTAGCAGTGTATTTATTAACTTAATACACCTAAATCTGTTGGCGATAATGTTGATCCCACAGGATCCATCATAGTATATATTTGTCCAAGGCTTACTCCAAATGCATCCGTTGCACCAGATTCAAACGGTGTTTCAGCACTTCCTGTTTGATCAAATTGTTTTGCTAAATCAAAGTTACCTTCACTACTTGGTAATGGTGTGACAGTACAATTTGGAAATGATGATCCTCCTTCGCCACCTCCAGATTGATCAACAAATGATAATGTTCCACTTCCGTTTGTTTGTAATACCTGTCCACTTGATCCATCAACTGGTAAAATAAAGTCTACATCACTAGTAACTGTTGACGGAGCCTTGAATCCAATATAATTACTACTGTCACTATCATAAAATCTTGCGTCTTGTTGTTCTCTTATTTGTAGGTTAGTACCATTCAGCAGTTGTAAACTATCAGACCTTAGTCGCATGTTGATGTTGTTTGAACCTGCTTTCCTGTTAGCAAATTCTATTAGTCCGTCTTCTGAGCCATCACTTGCGTCTTGTATTTTTCCTGTAATTTTTGCATACACAACTTCTTGGTCAGCGTCGTTTTCACCTTGAAACTTTAATTGTCCTAAGTAATCTGCATCGGCAGGTGATGCACTATTACGTTTCATTGTAATAACTGGACCAGCACTGCTTGAATCTTCTGTGGTTGTTAGCAGTAGAGCATCGCTTGTTGATGTGTTTTCAATTAAAGCACCAGTACTTGTTGTCTCAAAAACGTTTGTACCGTAATGCTTTAGTTTCACTGCACCAGTTGAACCATCTGCAACAACATAATTTGTAACACCTCCACTACCATCATCAGACATAATTGATACATCTTTGTTGTCTGCGTAGGTTCTAATAACAATATCACCAGTTGTTTCGTTTATAACTAGATCACTTCCGGTATGTTTAATGTTTGCATCAGTGTCTGATCCAAGTTGTATTTCACTACTATCAGATAATAAAATATTGCCAGCACTTATATTGCCTGTAGTAGTCAAACTTGTAAGTGCCGGAGTTAAACTTGGTGTAATTGTTAGTGTATCAGTGCTATCATTGGTTGTCAGTGCAATATTAGTACCAGCAACCATTGTGAGTGTATCACCAATTTGATCTGCTACAATACTGTTTTGACCTGAGACTGCAAACGTACCATATGCGGCATTGCCAGCTCGAACAAATGTCATTGTGGTTGAACCAACTGTAATCGGATCGTCTGTGGTTAACTTCCACTGTGTATCAGCGTAGGTTGTACCTTCGGTGATCATTATTATTGTACCGGCTTTTATCTCGCCAGTTGCATCTGCATCTAAACTTCTTGCCCAAGTTCCGTTTGAACCTGCACCTACTGTGGTTACATAATATATTCCGTTTTCACTGCCTGTGGTTTGTGCAGTTACTAGCACTCTATCTCTTAGTGCAAGGCTTACTCCATCAACAACTGCAGGAGCACCACCACTTAGCGTAACGTTAGCAACTGTAACTGCTCTGGCAGTTTGCTTGTAATCTATATCTTGTAGTTGGTGGGCACGAGGCCTAGTTAATCCCATTGTGTATCCTTATATAAACGTATTTATCAGAAAATACAGTCAAAAAAATAGCACCCGAAGGTGCTATTCTTAAATTTGTTATGATTTACATCATTAATGCTAGTACCTCAATAACAGCATCTCCACCTTCGTTGGATTCGATTGCTTTACCAATTACTGTACCAATTGCTGGACTGTTATTAGCCATTGCCATACCATTACCTGCACTAACCATTAAGTCACCTGCGTTTACTGCGCCTGTTACTTTAGTTGGTACACGTCCTGCTATTGCTAATGCAGTACCTTCTTGATCACCGTTCATCAAGTAACCAGGATTTGTAGAAACAATACCTGCTACTGCATGATGATTTGCTTCGTCACAAACTGCAACTTTTCCATCACCTGCAAAATGTACTACTGTACCTGCTTCAATTTCTGCATCTGAAGCATACATCTCAGCCAAGTCAGCGTATTTTGCTGTAGAAGCAAGAGTAGTTGTGTTAGTCACTGCTAATGTTTCTGAACTAGGATTAAAAGTTAATGTACCACCATCATACTTAACACCTGTCAACGCACCTGAAGTGGTTGATGCAAAGTATAAGTTAAATGCAGTATTAGAACTGTTATCTTGTGATACTGTTGCACCAGCTGCACCAAAACTAAGTGCGCCTGAACCGTCAGTAATAAGTGCTTGTCCACTTGATCCATCTGCTCCTGGAAGTGTAAATGCTAAGTTTGAAGCTACAGTCGATGGAGCTGCTAAAGATATTGTGTTTGAATCATCAGCATCATAAAAAATAGCTTTTCCTAAGTGTGCATCTAACCAATGCAGTGCGGCACTACCTAAGTCCTGCGTACCGTCAGCTGCTGGAAGTAGATCACCAGTTATTCTTACTACTGCCGAACTATCCACACATTCTACAATAGCAGTACTATCGCCGTTTGCAAGAGATGTTATTGTTGTTGTAGTAGTAATTTTTCTAACTTCAATCACATCGCCTGATAGCGGAGCTTCAGTAAATGTTAATGTTGTACCGGATACAGCATAAGCAGTGGTTGGTAACTGTACCACACCGTTTATGGATACTATACAACTTGCAGTTGTTTGTGCATTACTAAGCGTAAATGCAACAGTTGAATTATCACCACTAAAATTTTGTGTAGCAATAACTGTAAAGTCACTACCAGCTGTTGTCCAAGCTGATGAATCATAGAATTCAAAAGCATCAATAGATGTGTTAAAACGTATCATACCAGTTGCGGCACTTGGTCTTTGTGCAGTTGTTCCTACAGGTATCAATATTGAATCTGTACTATCAACTTTAAGTGTTGCACCTGTTGTTGCAGTTGCAGTTCCAATCAATACAGTGTCTGAACCAGCGTCTGTTCTAAACAAGTTAGCATCGCCGTTACCTTCAACAACAAAGTCTAAATCTGCTGATGCTTGGTTAACAGTAATTGCTGCACCTGATGAGTCAATGTCGTTAGCACTAATAGTGATACCACTGTCTGATGTTAATGTAGCACCACTAACTGCACCAGAGAAGTCACCAATAGCACCAGTTACGTTACCTGCTATTACGTTTCCAGCACCAGTTGTAATGTTACCACTTGTAACGATTGTTGTAACACTTGCAATAGCACCTGAAGTGATAGTTGCTGTACCATCTGTGATTGTAGCACCTTGTACTGAACCACTAGCAACAAAACTTGTACCGTTAGCAACACCAATATTTGGAGTTGTTAGGTTAGCACTTGTTTTAACAACAACTTCATCGCCTACGATAGCAGTAGTTACATCGTCAACTTCAACGTTTAGTGTATCACCTGTTTTACTTAAACCAGCACCTGCAGTAATTTGTCCAGCACCTGAGAACTGTGTAAAGTTAATTGCAGTTGTACCCATTGTTACCGGAGCGTTTGTTGTACAAACAAAACCGTTATCAGCGTTAGTAGTACCTTCTTCAACAAATACGAACGCACCTGGAATTTCACTAGCTGGTGAACCATCCATGTCGCCTGCTCTTGTTAGTACGAAAGGAGCACCTACTGCACCAATTGATGTACAAACGTAGATACCGTTTTGTAAAGCGGCTGCCTGATCTTGAATAAGAACTCTTTCACCGGCTACCATGGTAACACCGTCAATTGCGGCTAATACACCGTTTGCGTTGGCTGTTAATGTAGCACCAACACCAGCTGTACCGTTGTTGTATGTCACTGCGGCTAAGGCGGCAGTAGTTGCGGCAACAACTGATTCTTTAATGTCTAAGCCTTCTGCAACTGAGTCAACATATGCTTTGTTGGCTGCATCAGTAGTAGCAGTTGGAGTAGCAACTCCACTAACTCTTTTACTTGACATTGCAACAGTTCCTGTTCCTGTTGGAACAAGTGTTACTGTATCGTTTGTTCCTGTTGCAGTAATTGTTATTGCTGCACCTTCTACATCTGGTGTACTAACTTTTGTAGTTCCTGTAACTGTACCAGAAGCAGTTATGTTTGTAAATCCTGTACCAGCACCTGAAGTAATACTTGCAGTTCCATCTGTAAGTGTACCACCAGTAATTGCACCACTTGCATTTACAGTTGTTAATCCTGAAGCTGCACCTGAAGTAATTGTAGCAGTACCATCTGTTAATGATCCACCTTTTACTTCACCAGTTGCAGTTACTTTTGCACCAGTGGTTAAGTTACCACCTGCAACGTTTCCAGTTGCTGTAATTGTTGTTACTGCCGTAATAGAACTTCCAGCTGCAATTGTGCTTGAAGCATTTAATGCAGTTGTTACGTTACCTGTTGGAGCAAGGTTAACCATTGACAAGTCTTTGAAGTCTCCGTTGACTTTACTTGCTAATGTAATTGCAGTACCTGTGCCATCGTCTGTTGTTAGACCTGCTTTAAATGTGTCGTCTGTTTCGTCAAAAATCCATGCAACGTTGTTTGAATCTCCACGCTCTCCAATAAAACCAATGTCCTTTGATGGTGCACCAGTTTCGTTTTTAGCAAGAAGAATTACCGGATCTTCAATAATTGTGTTAACAGTATCCAACGCAGTGGTTGCTCCGTTAACTGTTAAGTTTCCTGTGACAGTAAGGTTTGAACCGTACGTCAAGTTTGCTGCCAGTTTACCTGCGGTAATCGATGCGTCAACTAGCTTTGTGCCAGCGTCAATTGTCGCATTGGTAATCTGGTTATTCTTAATTCTTGTTATAGGCATTTAATATGTCTCCGTTTAGCTTATATAAAAAAGATTTTTTATAAAAGATATGCGTCTTGAAACATCACCCGGTGAGTATCTCCGTAGGCTTCTTCTGGCTGCTACTCTTATGATAATATTTACCAGTGGGTGAGATTTTTAATCTATGGTGAAAATGAAGGTTTAATGGTATAATAGACTAGATCTTAGGCCGCGGAGATTGTTCCATCGAAGCGAACTTGTTGCCAGTTTGAACCATTATATACGGCTAAACAAGGTGCCCCTCCGTTGCCGTTGCTCACATATATTAACTGCCCTGCGGCTTTATTTGACAGGGCGTTTGCTTGTGTTACAGTATATGTTGGTAATTGTAAACTGTGTACTGTTGCAAATTGTGCAACTCCATTGTTATCAACTGCAATAAAGTCACCCGTGCCGTTTGTGATGCTTGTTATAGTAGTTAATGTGCTTATACTACGTACTTCAATGGCATCTCCAGCAGATGGTGCTTCTGTAAAAGTTAATGTTGTGCTTGATACTGCATAGGCAGTTGTTGGGGTTTGCACTGTACCATTGATACTAACAATAACACTTGCAGTAGTAGCCGCGGCGGTAAGCGTAAATGCAACTGTTGAATTATCACCTGAGAAACTTTGACTTGTGATACTGTCATTTGAACCAACTGTTGACCATGCAGAACCATTATACACTTCTACACCAGTGGTTGTGGTATTGAATCTTAAATCTCCAGCAGTTGGAGTTGTTGGTCTTTGTGCAGTGGTGCCTACTGAAATATTAAGTGCAGTTGTATTATTAATTTCAACTGTTCCTTGACCTGTTGTGGTAAATCCTATATCACTTCCGGCATTATTAGTACTGAAAGTTGTGTCAGTAACAGTAAGGTTTCCAATTCCAGTTCCGCCGCCAACACCAAAAGGTCCGATATATCTTGCACCAACAATATAAACAGATTTGCCAGTAACACCTGTGCCAATTACTGTTGGAATATTTGTACCGTTAAAGTTAAGCACACCAGAAGAGTAATCAAAAAACCATTCGTCATTGTTTCCTGAACCTGCTTGGAACAGTTGTGTGCCTGTGCTTTGTGGATTGGCTGCACCAGCGTTGTCAACATAAACTTTTACAAGATAAGTTGAACCAAATTCAGTTGGTATCCAATCAGTAAGATTTGTTTTCCATGTCCTGTTGTCAGGAGCACTTAGATCTTCTGTGGTTTCAACTGTATCACTTCCACCAGCCGCATCCTGGTAAATGTTTACAATTGCACTGGCAGCCGCTGGCTTTACTCCTGGAATACTGCCAGAACTTTGCCATACTTTATCGCCTCGCATCAACAGAGGTGATGGAATACTTTCGTTGAAAGCCTGCTTGTTTGCATTTGGAGCAGTTTTAGTTACTCCAAATCCCAGCTTCTTCCATAAAAAATCTACTTTGGTGCTATCAGCTAATGCCATTAAGTCTGTACTCCTACACTAACACTGGTTAGAGTTTGACCTGATCCTAGTGCAATACGCACTAGCACATTGTTTCCTGTAGAGTTTGAACTGTTTTCGCTTCCTAGTGTCATGGTATAAGAAGCATTAATGCCTGTGTTAACTGGGATAATGTCAGCACCAGTTAAAGCACATCCGTTACTACCGTTACCACCGTTACCGGTATCACTGCCTGGTACTCCTGCACCTCCGTATTGTATACTACCATTGACCCATCCATTTAATCCACTGGCAGTATCTATTGCAGTACCAGGTGCTCCTATGAACACTCCTTTAATGCCGGTAGCACTGTTTATTGCTATATCAAAGTTTGCAACCGTTGCTCTTCTAAATGCAAAGGTTATATACTGATTACCTGTTCTACTTGTAGCTAAGTTTGGACCTGCAGGTAGATATCCACTGCTTAGGTTAGTAACAAAATGTTTCAGTGTACCAAAACGCACTATTGCCTCTGAAGTGCCTGCCACAGTGGCTGCTCCTGTAAAAGCATTTGCAGTATAGTAATTTGTTCCGCCTGCGAAACTTGGAGTGTCAGCAAAGCTGCCAAAACCTGTGACACGCTTTCCGTCATCATCAAAAGTAGTTCCTAATGAATCAGAAACTGGAATGTTTTCTTCGTCAAAGCCAGTTAAACTTGCACTATAAACCTGTATGTATTTGTCGGTAAGGTTAACAACACTACTTGAGCCATTTACATTTATCATTTGTGCATCAAGGTATCCTACTGCTCTTGCACTGCCGTTAATGAGAATGTTAATAGTGCCCAAAGTATATGCACTGCCAACACCTGTTGTTGCATTTGGTATTCCGCCTGTAAGAAAAGTTGGTGCACCGTCGATCTGAGCATATGTTTTGTTCTGACTAGAAATGAGAGAACCACTAGTACTTTCTGCTAGTGTACCTGTTGTGGTGGTATAAGGTGCAGTTGTGTTTCGATATGTTTGTCCAACAAAATTTGTTACTGTTAATCCAGTTATGTTAACTGCTGGTGAACCTGTGTTATAATATGGCACACCCGAAATGTATCTAAATGCTCCAGCAGTGGCTTGTGTAATCACTGCGGCACCTTGGTTTACTGTAGGTACTGATGTCATATCATCTTTAACAAAGCCTACTGTGTTTGTATTTCCTGCACTTGAATGACTTAGTCTGGTATCGTTATATCCTACACTTATTCCACTGGTTGCTTTTGAAACTCGTGCATCAAATACTTTTGCAAATCCAGTTGGGTAGGTACTAGCACTTATCTCATCATGTGCATCACCGTCGTTTACAACCACCAAGTCAGTGTATGTGCCTGCTTTATCGGTATTGTTAGCAAATGTGACTGCACCAGAAGCACTGTTGTTAAATGTAGCAGTAAGAGTTCCTGAAATTGCAGTGTTTGCATCAGTTACTGTGCTTGTAACAATTGGATCAGCAGTTGTGTATCTTGTTACACTACTACCTGCGGCTGGTATGTTACCGCCACTGCGGTCTGTTGCACTCGCTGCTAACTTTGGACTTGTGCCTTGACTGCCTGTTGACATGCTAAGTGTTTTTGTGCTTAATGCACCCGGAGCCGCTGGGTTTGCCTTTATAGTAATAAAATTTGTTTTTGTTTCTGTGTCAGTTTGTGCAATCGTATCTGGTGTACCTGAAGATACCAATGCTACTGTAAAACTTGCAACACTACCATAGTTGTTTGTTATGTTTGCGGCACCAGGAGTACCTGCTCCGGTTGTGATATCACCAGTTGTGTTGCCATCTCCAAACGTAAAATTTGTTGTTGTAACGTTTTGACTTGTGTTTTGAAATGTAACTAATCCTCGATTAGTTTCTACTCCTGATCTATAGTCTGTAAACAAATAGCCGTCCTGTGCATCATCGCCTGTTCTATCACTGACTGTTACCATCGTACCTGAAAAGATACTGCGTATGTCTGGTTCAACTGCTATTGCAATGTTAGCGGCAAGAAACGGACTACTTGAATGTCCAGTTTGAGTACGTAAATTTGTTTGGTATGTTACTGTAGTTCCAGCGGCTTGTTGCCCGCCGCTTAACGTATATACATGATTTATAGGACTTCCTGGGTTTCCGGTTACACCATTCTGTATGTTTATACTACTAACACTGGTATCTCCCCAAGTGTAGATATATTTTTGTCCAGTACCAAATAGTGCCGTGGTTCCTGGAGCAGTAGCAGTAGTATTGGTAAACTGTACAACACCGCCTGAAGTTGCTTCTTCGTTAACAACACGCACAGCGCTCGCACTAAACGTTGTTGTTTGAGGTGTAAACACACTTATAACAGTCGGAGCAGTTGTTACTGATACAGGACTAGCACCAGCAGTAGCTGATGTACCGGTAAGCAGAATATTGTACTGTGTATCTCCACCTGTGTTGTTGTAAGTGTTTTGCACTGTTGTAAAATCTGTTGCTGGTTGTACGTTTGCACCTTGTCCCCAACTTAGATCAAAACTTGTTGTTACAAATTGACTTGTGTTGGTAATTGTTGCGGCAGTACCTGTGTCTATTGTGCTATCAGTAAGTGTGAAAGCCGGAATCGGAGTTGGTGTAAACAATGTAATGTAATTTGTTCTTGTAAAATTATCAGCACTTCCTTTAGCACCGTCGGCAATGACGCCTCCATGTGTTCCGTTTGTATTTTTAGCAGTAAAACTTACTGTAAATTGTCCACCTGCGGCATTATTATAGGTGTGAGATGGATTTTGTTGCGTAGAAGTGTTACCATCGCCAAAGTTCCATTCAAAACCATTTGCATTTCCAATAAATGTACCAGTGAAGTTTACAGTTGTTGGCGAAGGTCCGCTGGTTGGTGTACCTACAAAACTTGCTTGTCCAACATATTTGTTATTTGCAATGTTTAAGGCAACTTGGTTGAGATCGTCGATGCCAGTTGTTACCTTTGTTGTGGTTGTCCAACCGTCATATGCAACGTCTGGTCCAGATATATTGCCATCAGCTGGTGTACCAAGGTCAATTGTATTACCAAGTACACTGGCTATATTTGCACCAGTTGTCCAACTTAGTGCTCCGCTACCGTTTGTTGTGAGGACTTGTCCTGTTGTTCCGCCAGTGATTGTTACGGCAGTGTTTGCTCCAAGATTTACCGGACTACCTGCTAAATTAAGTGTGCTTTCTGATGTGATTGCGTTTCCAGCAAGTGTCAGATTTGCAATTTTAGCCGTACCCGGAGCATGTAAAGGTTGCGAAGGTGTAGCAGTTCCGATACCAACTCGATTGTTAGTCACATCAATAAACAATGTGCTTGTATCAACAGCTAGGTTGGTTGTTCTTTCAAGATTACTTGCGAGTGCTTTACCGGTGACTCTTGCAATGGCCATTAATTACTATCCTTAAACTTTGCAGTATTTATCGCAGTTGTTAAGGCGTGTTGCCAACACCGTGTATCACGTTAATAGGTTCCGCTGCTAAAGGTGCGGCTGTAAAAGTAATATCTGCGCCACTGCCTGTAATAGTGTATACACCAGTTGGTTGTTGATAGATGTTTGAAACAAAAACAATCACTTGATCGGCTGCACTTGCGGTAGTGCTAAGTGTGAATGTAAGTGTTGAATTGTCTCCAGTGAAACTGTCAACTGTGATGTTTGCTTCACCTGAGTTTGCTATTGCAGTATATTGTGTACCATTAAAAAATTCTAAATTGTTGTTGCTGGTGTTGTATCTAAATACACCAAACACTGGATTTCCAGGGCGTTCAGCAGTAGTACCGCCAGGGACAACAACTGCACTTTCTCCACTAGTGATTATTCTATTTTTTAGAAATGTACCTGCCATTTTAGATAGCCGTAAATGATACTACTGCATTTATTCCTGTGGCTGCACTTGCAGTTACTTGAACAGTATCTCCGTTTGCAAGCAGTAGTTTTTCACCTCCGGTGTATAATTGATAACTGTCAGTTGCAGAAATGCTGAGTGTTTTTGCAACTAAGTTAGTTGTGCCCAAGCTGTCGCCGTTTGGTATAACATGAATGTCAACAGTTAATGCACCAGCACTTGAGTTGGTTAATTGCATATAAGTGACCGCAGTGTTGTTGGTGCTAGAGTATACTGTGGTTGCACTGTTTGATACGGCAGTTGTTTGTATTGTCATTTGTTTTCCTTAAAATATAATTCCAAAAACAATAGCCTTGCTTTTGCTTACTAGTTCATCTGTTGTTGTATCGTCTACAAAGTAAACGCCTGTTCCGCCACTACCTGCTATGCCACCATGTAACACTGTGGTGTTTGTTACTGCACCCGGAGCGGCACTGTCTTTGAGTTGTAATCCTGTGCTGATATTTACATTTCCAGTGAGATTTAACTGACTAGTATCTGTAAATGTCATGTTTGCACTAGCACCAAATGCACCCGAGTTGTTAAACTGTACTTGTGTATTTGCTCCTGCTACTGCACCAGCGGATGCAGTTCCAATTTCTGTCCACGTACCAGTTTCACCGGTGCTACCTGTGCTTGTGCTTAATTCCCATTTATTGTCCCTAGTATTATAACGAATGCCAGCAAATGTTGTTGCAGTCTTATGTGTTAACAATCCAGCATTACTTGCATAAGTTGAAGTGTTGCTCATGTTCACCATGACAAAGGGATCTTTTACATCCAGTTGTTCTGTGTTGATATATGTAACATTACCATTGACTGTTAAGTTTCCATCTATTGCAGTATTACTAGCAATATGCACCATATCTGTCGCATTTATGGTTTCAATATAATAGTCGCCGTCAATTCTTTTCTTTGTGTTCATAATGGACCTCTAGCAGTATTTACCATCTCAAGAAACTTGTCCATTGATAAAATTCTCATGTTAGCAATTTTATTAAACTGCTTTACAAAAGCACTTTCCACGCCCTCTACTCTATAAAACTGTCTGTTTGGATAGTCCTCTGTGAGTTTTACAAGTTGATTAATCCAGTTGCCAGCATATGTGGGCGGATCAAGTTCTTTTTTATAAAACTGTGTATCAACGTAAACATTATTAAACATTCCGTTTGTTGTGCCTAAGTCCATGCCAATCAAATAGATGTCACTGTGTCCATCAATACATGCAAGAGCAGCCGCATTAGGTCCACTACTAAATCCTTTGTATTGGTTACTTAAATCTTTACCACCTAAATCAACTATAGGTTTGCGTGTGTGAAATCTATGCTTTTGTGCATAGCCACTCTGTTGAATAGAATCAGCAATTGGCCTATCTGTTGCAACCAAACAATCTGGAGTAAAAGTTTTACACAACCAATTGCATCCATATGTTGCACCCAATGGGGATAATTTAGTTAAGTCAACCGACAGTCTACTTTTGCCATTGCCTAAAATAAAAGCTGTACTCATAAAAAAACCCTCACTGTACTTAATACAGTAAGGGTTTGGTTAGTTAAAAACTTACCTATTAACCTAAGTCAGGATTCTCAACTTGTACTAAATCACGTGTTGCTGGTGATGCAGACGAACCTGATCCACCAATTTTCACTGTGTCATCTAATATGTTGAAAAAGTTTAACAATACTGGAGCATCTGCAAAAGATATTCCATGTCTGTTGCTAAAACGCTTTAGACGTACCAATGATGATCCTACATCAGTGTAAGTAACTGTCATACTTCCTGTTGATAAACCAGAATCTGCTTCGTTTGCTAATGTACATATTCCACATTCAGCAACTGTTCCTGAAGAACCAGCGGCTGAGGCTGCTTCTACAGTAAAAATCATTCCTACTGCAATAGTACCTTTACCAGCACCCATTGAAGCCCAGTCAGTATCGCCTACTGCGACAACTCTTACTGTGGATCCAACCACTGCGTTTGCAGGGTCAATTGCACTTGCATCTAGTCTTGATACTAGGAACTTTGAAGCTCCTTTTTGTTTGATAATAAAACCTTCGCCTTCAGCAGTTATACTTCCGCCTGTTGGTCGTACTCTAGTAGATGTAATTGGATTTGTTATGCTACTAAGCGAAACGTCTCCGCCTACTACACCATAATATAATTCACCTGATGGTGTTCTGTTTGCAACATCATCGCCTGGATTATTATACGCAATGTCTTTTGTAAGACTTTTTGCAATTTTTAACGGTCTTCCCATTTGTTTTCTCCTTATAAAGTCCCGTTCTAGCGGGTACGCAGTTTTGTCTGCATAAACACATTATTGTGCAACAGTATTTATGTGGAATAAAGGTCAAAAAAATAGCACCCGAAGGTGCTATTTTTCATAAAGTTTAGCGTATATTATGAGAATGATAAGTTGCTTACTGCAATCTCACCTAAGTAATCACCGGCGTTACCAAATGATGACGCAGTATTTGTTAACTCAATGTAACCATATCTGGTCATAAAGCTAACTACTGGCTCAAATGTTGACGGATCTAATACAACGCCTGAACTCATCAACGGTACGTAAGGACAGTAGAATGCTGGAGCGTCAGTTTCTGATGCACCTTTGTATCCTACTAATACTGCTGTAGCGTCTGTTGCATATGAATCACAGAAGATTCTCATTGTACCGTTAAGTGTACCTACAAACTTAGTGTTTGTTGGTGCTTCAAAAGTACCTTCTGTTGTTCTAGCAAATGCTGAAGTTGTAGCTGATTGTAATACTGTTAATGAAGCTGGAGAAACAACTGCATAGTTACCAGCGCCACGTCTTGTACGCTGAGCAATTAGGTTAGCTGTTCTGTTTATTAACACTGCTAAAGCGGCATGCTCATCACCAACGAAAGTAGCAGTACCTGATACTGCAGCCTGGTTGTATGTGAATTCAGTTGCGGCTAATGTACGTAGAGATAATAGAATCTCTTGATCGATTTCAGCAGTAATCTCTTGAGCTAATGCTGCCATGATTTCTGCTTCTACGTCGATACCGTGCATTGCTTGTGCATCTTGAGCTGCTTCAAAAGTCCATCTTGCTTGTAGCTTACGAGTCTTTGCTTCGACTGTTTGCTTTAAGATTTGAACGGAAATTTGTCTACCACCAACACCTTCCATGGCTGCTGTGTTTCCACCTGCATATGATGCAGCAGTTGCTCCAGTAGAACCGGAATATGCCTGAGCAATTTTGAATGGTGATAATGCTTCATCACCAGCGGCTGTTGATGTAGCGGCAATTGAGTTGTCTGTCATTGCGTTAGCATAACGTACTCTCAATGTGTGTATTTGTCCAACTGGACCAGTCATTGGCTGAACACCAACTAACTCGTTAGCAATAACAGTTGGCATCACACGTCGGATAACTGGTAGTATTACTCTATTAAGTGTTGCTACGTTACCTGAACTAGTTGAACCCGCTGTTGCGTTCTCAGCTAAATGTTTGCGTGTGTTTTCTAAAATCACACCCATTGTAGATCTACGAGTTCCTTGTAAGCCTTCTAGGAGGGCTTCTTTGGTCTCGCTCCATCTGTTTTCTAGTAGTTCTTGTGACATTTATATGTCTCCTTTTTTAGTTTAAAGCCCTGCTAGGCGCTTTATGTCGATAACGTTTGAATTGTTATCTTCTTTCTTGGCGACCTTTGCAGTTTTGTTACCAGTTTGTTCAGTTAACTGAGATGCTTTCTTAGCACCTTTTGTTTCGCTGATTACTGCTGGCAAGTATTTTTCAAAAGCGTTCTTCAATCTAGATGTCTGAACGTTTTCAAGTAAGTTAGTCATAATTTCTCTCTTCTCATCATTAAGAGGAGATAGAAGCTCATCCAATGTAGCATCACGCTCATTGGCTTCTTTTATAACTTTGATTTCGTTATTTTTGCTCTCAACAAGTGCTTTCGCTTTGTCTTGAGTTTTGATGGCTTCTGCCAACTGTTTATCTTGTTTAGCAATTTTAACATTAAGTTTACGTACTTCTTCATTTTCATTTAAATGTGTAGCACCAAACTCTGTTGCATATGCTTCAAAGATACGACGACCAAAATTGTTCTCACGAGCAATTTGAATGTCTTCTTTTAGTTGACCCATTTCAGCCTTAAGATGCGTAGATACAGTTGAAGCCATCTTCTTAGCAGATTCTTTTACAAACTTGCTCTTTAGATTATCAAGTTTATTACGTGCATTTGATACAAGTCTAACCTTAGTTTCTACTAAGTCTTTCTTGTCTGCAGCAAATTCCTTGATCTCTTCAGCCAAAGCACCAACAACAAATGATTCTAATTTCTCAAAACCTGTTTTTGATACCTTACGATCTGTGCGTAGTTCTTTTAACTCTTCTGAAAGTTGTTTTACTAAAAAGCCGTTAAACTTATCAGCGTTTTCTTTCATCTTGTTATGAAACTTAACACGATCACCAGCAAGTGCTTTCTTCTCCTCGTTAAGAGCAGCGATTTCACTTGCTAAGCCTTCTGTAACCATTTTATCTAGGGCGTCTACCATCACAGTCTTATCATGCTCATAGCGTTGTGCAAACTCCTCACGAAGTTCACTACGTACTGTCTCTTTGGCCTCTACCATTTTTGCTTCCCATTGTTCAGCAATAGCAGTACGAGTGTCCTCATTGACGAGATCGCTATCTAATAGTGGTTTAATAGCATCTAACATGCGATTCTCCTAAATTTTTAGGTCTCTGATAAGACGAGAAACTTCGTCTTTCAGGTACTTTTGTATTTTGCCGTCTTTCCCAGACTCACGAGCCATTTCTAAAATGTGATGTCCATGTTTCATGTTCATCAGTCCTTCATAAATTGCTTTTGGATAAGCATTTGGAGCACTGGGTTGTGCGACCACGTCTACAGTGACTATTTCAAAATCACTGACACGTCCGTTATGTGGATCAACGTTACCCGATCCACGACTCGAAACGCCCAATCTCACACCAGACTGAAGCATAGTTTTCACTAGCTCGCCCATTGGAGTTGGGAGAATTTTTAGTTTTCCATAACCATTAGGTCCGTCCATCCACATGCTTTCAATCATATGACATACACGGTCTAAGTTAATCTTAAGGTCATCTGGATGATCTACTTCGCCGAGAACGCTTGTTGTTTTGATTTGTTCGTTCAGTGTATCAACTGCTTCTGCAATTTGACTTACTGGATAAACACGTTCATTGGCATTTTTCACGTCACCTTGTATGCAGATGCCCTCCATATAGAGGTTCTTACCATCTTTGCCCTCAACGATTTGCATCTTTGCGGCTTCGAAAGTAAGATCTTCTCTTAGGTATAGCTGTCCCATATACTTGGTTCCTTGCTAGATTAGTCTATAACACTTTTGGTGTTAACACCAGAAGCTTGTGCTAATTCAGGCTTTGGAGCTGGCTTAACGTCTGGCTTTGTAGTTCCATCCATGTCACCATATTTTGGTGTTGGGCGGCCTTCTTTGCCTTTGTTACCATCATCAAAGTTTACTGGATGTGCATCCATTCCTTTTTGACCTGAGTTTGCAGCTACCGGACTTTTGCTAGCTGGTGATGTTGTTACTGGCTTTGGAGCTGCAACTAATTCTACATTCTCATTAAAACCTTCAACTTCTACGTTAACATCAATTGGCTCGTCCATTTTGTCCTGCATGCCATCAATCTCGTCCTGCTCCATGTCAGTATCGCTATCAATGTCTGAAATTTCATCCTGCTCGCCTTCGATGTCGTCTGTGTTGTCATCAACTTGACCCATTAGCTCTTCGAATTCACCCATTAGTTCGTCTAATTTGTCTTCAACGTTTACTATACGGTCTTCTAATTCTTCTTCGCCGTTGTCATCATCAACGTCGATGTCGATCATTTCGATTTCTTCTTCTTCATCTTCCATTCTAACGCCTTGCTCTTCAGCTTCGACTTCGTCAATGAGTTCGTCAACCTGTGATCCACCTAAATCAGTTTCATCAATCTTTTGATCGTTGTCATGTTCTGCGTCACGCTTGCCACGCTTTCCCATTTCGTCGTCTCTACGATCTTTCATGGATTGTTTTTTAGTATCTTCAGCACCGTCTTTAGCACCTAAATGCTCGTCTTCACGGTCCTTATATCCTTGTTTCTTTTCTGTAATTTCTTCTTCGGACATAATCTCTTCATATATGTCTCTTGACTTCTCAACCACTATATCGTGGAAAAGCGCCTTTGCATTCTTTTCGTCATCATTGATAACGAATTCAATTAATTGCTCAAATTTGTTCAT